TAAAATACGATGAGCCCTAACTTCAGGAATGTGTGATATATTGTCTAACTCTTGTTCCACAACTTCTTTGCTGAAATATAATTGATTTGTCAATATTTATCAATATGAGCACAATTAGGAAAAATCCGATTACACGTTTAGAAAAATTCTTTGGTGAACAGGACTACCAATTAGATATTGAAATGGGTCGTGAGTGGTTGAATGGTGACTTGAATGTACGTTTAGTTTTGTATGCAGTAGACCAAGAACGTACCATCAAAGATGATGTTTATGGTGAAGTGGTATCTGATGGTGTTCAGTATAAAGCCCCTGTCGAGTTCAGAGCTTATGTTTCGATTGCTGAGGCAAGTAACAATTTCATAGGTAGTAGTAGGATACTTCAAAATGAACCCGGTAATATGACTATTAGTGTATATCACAAAGAGTTAGAAGAATTGGGTATTGATATAAAGTTAGGTGACTATATTGGTTATTGGATCAATGAAAGTGAAATGAGATATTATAGTATTATTGATGCGGCAACACCTGATTACGACAATAAACATACATATGGTGGTTATAAGAGCTTCTATTACAGTTACACTGCCACTCCTGTGTCTGCTAATGAATTTGATGCAATCTAATGGCTGTTCCACGTAAAATAATAAAGACACTACCTTTAGTTCCTAAAAAAGAACTGTATCCGAGAAGAGAACAACTCCTCGACTATATCAAGGATGATGGTACGTATTTACCAAAAGGGATACTTCACGCCGATTTGGATAGGGGTATGTTAGATTTCGTAAAGGACGATTTACGATTAGTAGTTGATGGTCAACTTGTACCATCTATTGATTTAATTATAACTACACAAAACTGGGCTCAATTTACTGAAACTTGGAACTTTCAGGATTTGAATGGTAATCCTGTTCCTCCTTTTGTGACAACAGTTCGTCAACCTGAAGTAAAATACGGTAGTAATCCGAGTTTATTTTACAACATACCTAATCGTAAAGAATTTATTTATGCTGCAGTTCCTACTTGGGACGGTACAAGAAAAGGGGTTGATGTCTACAAAATACCTCAACCTATTCCTGTTGATATTACATATAACGTAAAAATTATTTGTAATAGGATGAGGGAATTGAATCAATTTAACAAAATTGTAATGCAAAAGTTTACTTCAAGACAGGCATACACTTTTGTCAAAGGACATTATATTCCGATTATTCTCAATGATGTAAGTGATGAGTCAGTTATGGATGTTGATAAAAGAAAATACTATGTTCAGAATTATAGTTTTCTGATGATGGGATTTTTGATGGATGAAGAAGAATTCATTGTGGCACCCGGTATCACAAGAGCCCTTACTATGGTTGAAGTTGCAGGGCAAACAGGTGCACGTAAAGCTAAGGGTGTACCACCACGACCTAATAATTTTGATATAAACTTTAGGTATGTTGTGGGTAATACAGGATTAACTGAAACTTTTGCCTACACTGCAGATATTGTAATTGGACAATCTTATAATGTAGATTCATATTCTGTTTATATTAATGGTGACTATGTTGGAGATGACATTTCAACCATACAAATTTCAACGGGTGATATTTTAAACTTAACTGTTGTAAAGTCAGATAATACAAAAGAATCGATTATTGAGTCTGATGCATTTTTAGTTTAACGCTCTCCGTATATATCTTTTTTTTCTCGACAATTAGTCTCAATTAGTAGTTCCAAGTATCTATGGATTTTTAATCCATTTTTTTTGCAATGGTCTTTAAGTAGTTTGTGAGACTCTGCGGATATTTTAACGTTTTTGATATTCTCCATAATAAAAGATAAAAAAGGCAGAAATTTAGGCGCTTTCTAAATAATTATGTGCTGAAATATAAAATCTTTTGAATTTTTTGAAATATTTATCTTAAAATAAATTTTAGAAATACTCCATTAAATGGCACAATCCAACAAAGTATTCGTTTCTCCTGGTGTTTATACATCAGAAAGAGATTTGAGTTTTGTGGCACAAAGTGTGGGTGTTACTACCTTAGGTATTGTTGGTGAAACTTTACAAGGTCCTGCGTTCGAACCAATTTTTATTACGAACTTTGACCAATTCACTGCAGTTTTTGGTGGTACTTCACCTGCTAAATTTGTGAACACACAAATCCCTAAATACGAAGCCGCTTACATCGCTAAGTCGTACCTTCAACAATCTAACCAACTATTCGTGACTCGTGTCCTTGGTCTTTCAGGATATGATGCGGGTCCTTCTTGGTCTATCGTAACTATGGGTAACGTCGACCCAACAACTATCACTGCAACTACAGCATCAGGTCCATTCAACGTAGAGTTTACTGCAACAACCGCTACAACTCAAACTTTGAATATTACCGCACTTCCTGGTGAGATAGAAGAAGATTGGTTCTCTCCATATTCATTATACAATGGAACACAATCAAGTATTAACACTGACTTCACAAATGCAATCCTTGATGAAGTAGGTTATTTCGCAACAAGTTCTTCACAGTCTGCAACAACCTCATATTTCTGGGGTTCTGTTTCAGGAGGTACCTTGGATGACATTACAGGGGCATCTATAAATAATGTTACTGCATATACTGATAACTTCCAAGTTGATAATCTTATCTTTGCAAGCAACACATTAACCGCATCTACTAACGATACTTGGTACTATGCAACCTTTAATTGGGTTCCTGCAGCAACTAACTACTATACGGGATATAGTTTTGGTGCGTCTGTTTCTCAAATTGGAACTGTATCGGCTGGCGTTTACTCAGGTACTATGGAATGTTATGTTACAAATTACACTGGAACTCCATATACATTATACGATAATATTGTAATCTCCACTTTACGTTCGAGAGGTTTAAATACTAACACTTCAGGTGGTCCAAACTATACCGTAACTGGATTGACTTCTGTTGTAATGAGTGGTACAGGAGCATATAGTGGTGTGGCAACTAACCCATTCAGTACATTCTTAATTTCAGGTCAAACCGCGGCAGGTGACAACTTCGATTTTGAAACGTCTATGAATTTGGCAGATACTAATTATGTAGGTAAAGTATTTGGTCAATCGAACTTTGGTAAACCTTCTGACGAAGTTCCGTTGTTTGTTGAGGAAACCTTTAATTCACTACTTGTTAATGGTTACAACCAAGGACAGATAAGAGGTTTGTATGACCAACTTGTTAGACTTCCTCAAGCACGTGGATTTACAAATTCTTCTTCTATTGCATACTACTTAGAACAATACCAAACACCTGAAACACCATACTTAGTTTCTGAACTTCGTGGTAATGTTGTTTACAGATTGTTTAAGTTTATTTTGGTTTCTGATGGTAATGCGGCTAACAGACAAGTTAAAATTTCTATTGCTAACATTTCATTTGGTAATGGTACGTTTGACGTAATTGTTCGTGATTTCTACGACACTGATGCAAATCCTGTTGTAATTGAGAAATTCACTAACTGTACTTTGAATCCTGACGCTAATTCATTTGTGGCTAAAAAGATTGGTACGGCAAACGGAGAATTCGAACTTAAGTCAACATACATTATGGTTGAAATGAACGAGGAGGCTCCCGTGGATGCGCTTCCTTGTGGATTTGAAGGTTACATTTTCAGAGAATACTCAGGAGCACAACCACCATTCGTTGTTTACAAAACAGAATATTACACTCCAGGTCAAATTATTGCAAATCCACCTTTCGGTACTGCCGTAGGTGGTGACAATGCGATAAGATCTAGTGGAGATAGAGTAAGAAGAGCATACTTAGGTATTTCTGATACAGTTGGATATGACCCATCATTCTTTGATTACAAAGGTCTTCAAATCTTAAACTCAACCCCAACGGCACAAGAATGGCCTTGGTTGACAAAAGGATTCCATATGGACTCAGGTGCAACCGCAGTTACAATTTCAGGATTGTATGCTTCATCAGGTGAAACTGCATTTGATTGTGGTGTTGCATCGTTCCAATCTGACCCTCAGAATCAGTCTAATCCTTACTACTACTTGTATTCAAGAAAGTTCACACTTCTTGCACAATCAGGTTTTGATGGATGGGATATCTATCGTGAATACAGAACTAACCAAGATCAATTCACTTTAGGTAATACTGGTTACTTATTAAATGCACAACCTTCAGCGTCATATCCAACCGCAACAGGATGGGGTGCGTTCAAACAAATCGTAGGACCTGACCAACAACAATGGGCGAACTCTGACTTCTACGCATACTTGTGGGGTCAACAGACGATGGCAAACCCTGAAGGTGTTAACATTAACGTTTTTGTTACACCTGGAATTGATTTTGTTAACAACTCTAACTTGGTTGAAAATGCAA